TGGAACTCCATTTCTAATAATAGTTATAGAATTATCTGAATTCTCAATATTATTATACCACACATTTATACCTCCTTTTGCAGGAGATGATTTTCTCATATGGTACATATCTTCATTCCACCGAATTGCAAGTTTCAAAGTAAAGCAATCCTCAGTTTTAGGAGCAGGATTATAAGCTATAACTTCATTTAAAAACTTTTGAGCAGCAGTAGTCTTCCAATTAATCTTCCAATCATCACCTATCAAGAGACCAGGATATCGATCTCCTAATTCTGTTCGATATAAATCTAACAGAGGTTGATAATTTTTTCCATTCTTCAAAAGAGTTTTAGTGTTTTGAGAAAGATTTAATGGTTGAGATATAATAAACGGAAGATATTCATCTTTAACCATAATTTTACGATTGAGAACATCTTGATAATGATCATTAATATTAGCAGAAGTTTCAACAACAGTTGATTTTTCCCATTCTTTCTTCCAAGTTCCTGAAGAAAAATGACTCCACATACTCGCTGTATTCCTAACTGCATTAGCAAATGAATTAAACTTAATTGTCATACCAGCTAATAAACAAAAGGTAGCACAAGTACCTAGTATATGGTTAAAATAAGGTAAAACAAATTGAGTAGGTGAGGAACTTTCCATAACTTGTTTCTTATTCTTCTTGATCCAATTAACAGTAGTAAAACCTATAACACCTACAGCAAATATTGAAACACCTGCAAAAACAGATGCTAATGCATTTTTAGATGAATTAGACATGGTTTCCCACCCAGGTACCCAAAAAAGGGTTTTATCTCTAGCTTCAGCCGTTTTATCGGCAACAACACTAGTATAGTGTTTCGCTGTAGCTTTTATACCTGAATTTATAATCTTAGTTTTAAAATATTTAAATTGAATTCTAAACCAAATAGCTGGAAAAAACAGAACAGAGGTTATAGCAACCCATGGAGTTATAAACCATGCACCTAAAGGAACAAGAATAGCACTGAAACAATATATAAAATACGTAGCAATGTCAAAACTTCTTGTTAAAGTCCACAGTTTATAAAAAAAATCTGTGAAACCTTTAAGTTTATTAGGAATAAGAACAACAGGAGGTTGTTC